GTGCTGCCCATGAGCCGGGAACTCAACGGCATAATCAACAACCGCGCGTTCAGTGGCCTCATCGGCGCGGTTCTTCAGATTGGGAACCCGGCGGTTTTGGTTAACCAGCGCATCGATGCCGCCTTCTGCAGCCAGCTCCTGGTAGCGGTAGAATGTGTCGCGTGACACACCCATGATTTTACAGGCTTTGGATACGTTCCCGAGCTCTTCGGCCAGATTGAGCAGGCCGGCTTTGTGTTTGATGATGGGATTGTTAGTATGAAGCATGAGAGTTACCTCGTGTTTTGTATAAGGATTGGACACCCATATCAAACCCGGTAACTCTCAACCTTGCAAGGTCCAGTGTCAGATCAAGTCGCGACTAATACATCTAAGGCAGATATTTCATTCGGGTGCAATTTTTGTACGAGTTGTTTAATTACGAATTCTGCTCCGCCGACGCGGGTTTGGAGAATTTGTAAGTCTTCCTTTAACTGCTCAATATCTTTTTCTTGTGACATTATTTTTCCTAAATCAGAGGTAATCAGCCATCCCTCCGGTGAATGACAGTCATGCTCCAAACATGGCCGGGCTGAGCCCTGAGCGTAAATCACATAATGCCTACAAAACATCCTGATATTTGATCAGTTATCCATCACTAGCCGCCTTCGTGCGGCTTTTTTTATGGGCGCAATATGGCAACCGCAACCAAAATAAAAGGCCGCAAGGGCGGCAGTTCTTCATCACGCACGCCTGTAGAACAGCCAGATGATCTTCAGTCCATCGCGAAGGCAAAACTGCTTATCGCTTTGGGTGAGGGGGAATTTGGCGGCGGCCTGAGTGGGCAATCCATTTTTCTGGATGGAACGCCGCTGCTTAACAGTGACGGCTCGAGTAATTTTAGCGGCGTGGCGTGGGAGTTCCGCGCCGGCACGCAGGCGCAATCTTACATTCAGGGATTACCGGGCACCGAAAACGAAATCAGCGTTGGCACTGAGGTCAAAAGCGCTGTCGCCTGGACGCATACTTTCACGAATACCCAACTCTCAGCTATTCGCCTGCGCCTGAAATGGCCGTCACTCTTCAAACAAGAAGATGATGGGGATTTGGTTGGGTACTCGATTAATTACAGCATTGAAATGCAGACCGACGGCGGCGCCTTTCAGACGGTAATCAACACAGCGGTTACCGGTAAAACCACATCGGGATATGAGCGCAGCCACCGTATTGATTTACCGCAGGCTGGTTCAACGTGGACTATTCGCCTGCGTAAAATTACCACTGATGCTAACAGCGCCAAAATTGGCGACGCAATGACGATCCAGAGTTATACAGAAGTCATTGACGCCAAACTGCGTTATCCGAACACAGCGCTGCTGTACATCGAATTTGATTCCAGCCAGTTCAACGGTTCTATCCCGCAGATTTCATGCGAACCGCAGGGGCGCATCATTCGCGTACCTGATAACTATGACCCGATAACGCGTACGTACAGCGGGACATGGGCGGGGGCTTTTAAATGGGCATGGTCCGATAACCCAGCGTGGATTTTCTATGATGTGGTGGTGACGGATCGCTTTGGTCTGGGTAACCGGCTCACCGCGGCTAACATCGATAAATGGGAGCTGTACCAGGTCTCGCAGTATTGTGATCAGCAGGTACCTGACGGGAAGGGCGGCAGCGGCACAGAGCCGCGTTATGTCTGCAATGTTTACGTGCAAAGCCGGAATGATGCCTATACGGTTCTTCGGGATTTCGCGGCCATATTTCGTGGCATGACTTACTGGGGCGGAAATCAGATCGTTGCCCTGGCAGACATGCCCCGCGACATCGATTACAGCTACACCCGTGCAAACGTCATCGATGGTCAGTTCAGTTACTCAAGCAGCACCACCAAGACACGGTATACGACGGCCCTGGTGTCTTGGTCTGATCCGGACAATGCCTACGCTGACGCAATGGAACCTGTCTTTGAACAGGATCTGGTTACGCGCTACGGCTTCAATCAGTTAGAGCTGACGGCGATCGGCTGTACCCGCCAGTCAGAGGCAAACAGGAAAGGGCGCTGGGGTATTCTGACCAATAATAAGGACCGCGTGATTACTTTCTCGGTCGGTCTGGATGGCATGATCCCACAGCCGGGTTACATCATTGCGGTTGCGGATGAAATGCTGTCTGGAAAAGTGACCGGTGGCCGCATAAGTTCAGTGAACGGACGCGCCATCACCTTGGACCGTGTTCCTGATGCCGCCGCCGGTGGTCGGCTGATTTTAAACCTTCCATCCGGTGCAGCTCAGTCACGCACGATTCAGTCAGTATCCGGGAAGATTGTCACAGTGACGGCTGCCTATGGCGAAACGCCAGAAGCTGAAAGCGTCTGGGTTGTTGAATCTGACGAGCTGTATGCGCAGCAGTATCGCGTTCTCAGCGTTGCGGACAACAATGACAACACATTCACCATTTCCGCGGCGTATCACGACCCTGATAAATATGCGCGCATTGATACCGGCGCGATTATCGATGAACGCCCAATCAGTGTTATCCCGCCAGGCAGTCAGTCGGCACCGGCCAACATTCAGATCGGGTCCTATTCCGTGGTCAACCAAGGGATCAGTGTTCAGACCATGCGGGCCACGTGGGACACGACCGCGAACGCCATCGCTTATGAGGCACAATGGCGCCGTAATGATGGGAACTGGGTAAACGTCCCCCGCAGCTCAACCACGTCGTTTGAGGTGCCTGGCATTTACGCTGGCCGCTATCTTGTGCGCGTGCGGGCTATCAATGCGGCGGAGATATCCAGCGGGTGGGGTTATTCGGTCGAAGTAACTCTGACGGGAAAGGAGGGCAATCCGCCGAAGCCGGTTGGTTTCGCGGCCACGGGCATCAACTGGGGCATTCAGCTGAACTGGGGCTTCCCGGAAAACACTTCAGACACGCTGAAAACAGAGATTCAGTACACGCCAAATTCCGACCAGTCAAACCCCTTGCTGCTGTCTGACGTGCCATATCCGCAGGCCGTTTACACGCAACTTGGGCTGAAAGCAGGCCAGATTTTCTGGTACCGCGCGCAGCTGGTGGATAAGACCGGTAACGAGTCAGGTTACACGGACTGGGTCAGAGGGATGGCGAACGATAATGCCGATGATTATCTGGGTGATATTGCCGATGCCTTCCTGAATTCTGCCGACGGTGACCGACTGACGAGTGATATTGAAACCAACATTGATGCCATTCTGCAAAATGCTTTGAACCTAAATGCAACCGTGGATCACCAGTTCGCACAAAACGGTGAGGTACGCGCTGATATTCTGACGGTAAAAACTACTGTCGCTGAGGTTGATCAGGCGATGGCTGATTTGACAACTCAGGTGCAGGCACAAATCGGTGATGTGACGGCTGCGCTTGAGGATAAACTGACGGCCGTCGTGGATGCTGATGGTGCTTCTGCAATTTATACGCTGAAGACAGGAGTGCGGATTGGCGGCGTAATGTATAACGCAGGCATGTCCATTGCTGTGCTGGCGCAATCCGGCCAGCCGCCGGTCACTCGGGTTGGTTTTAACGCGAATCAGTTTGTGCTGATGTCGGGTTCTGGCGATACGCAATATTCACCGTTTGCTGTCATTAATGGGCAGGTGTTTATCAGTAGCGCCTTTATTTCTGACGGCACGATTACCAACGCTAAAATCGGCGATTTTATTCAATCGAATAACTACGTGGCAAATACGGCTGGTTGGCAGTTGAATAAGTCGGGAACTTTTTACATTAACGGTTCTTCGGGTACTGGCAGAATGGTGATAACCAATACGCTGATTCAGATTTTTGATGCAAACAATGTGCTCCGTGTTCGTATGGGCCTCTGGTAAGGAGTGATTTATGGCACAGGGCGTACAGTGTTGGGATGCTGCCGGTAATTTAGTCGCTGATATTGGTGATTATAATTGCCGGTTGTTAGGCTCAGTAAATATTACATCCCCCACAGCAGCAAACCCAGTTATCACTACGGCTGTTTCAGGAATGACGGGGGCAGGAAGCTTTGCTGTTATTGTCGCGACATCAAATGCGGCATATGGGGCAAACCTTTATGCGTGCAGGGCTATCGATGGGGGATTCAATACTTATTTACTCACAACCTCATTATCTGTTGCAGTCACACTCACTGTTTATTTGTACGGGTTTATATGAGCGGATTCCAAACGTATAACACTGCTGGCGCTTTAGTAGTGAGCTCTGATTACACCGGAACATATCTTCGTGACAGCAAGGTTTACGCTGCTATTACCGATGCGGGATTTTACAACATCAGCACGCCGATCGGGAATGGGACCGATATGGGTTACGTCAGCGCACCATATCCGGCAGACGGCAACCTGCTGTGGTTTAAGTTTAATAATGGCGCAAAAATGATGTTCAATGGCGGCCAGCCATATGGCACGGCTAATGCAGGTACTATGGCGCGCACTGGCGTGGATGTTGCCACGACCAGTGGCTATCTTGATGTGTTTAACGCAGCAGGCGCGCTGGTCTGGTCTGCTGTTACTGCGGCAAAGATACCGAGGATACTCGGATTTTTTGATATACCGACAGGCTATGATCTGGATAACTCGGTGTACTCTCAGAATATCGGAACCGGGACTTATCTTCTCGCAAGCGCCGCCCCTTCTAATCTTGGTGGCGACGGCGGTACCTCTGGATATTCAGGGCTTATGTTTTCATTTTCAGGTGGAGTGCTCAACGCGTTCTGGCCCCGGCAAAATCAAAGGACATGGGCCGCCACCATGAAGAATTATGGGATGAGGATCCCATACGCCATAATTCCCAACCTTTAATAAATAATTATTGTCGAAAAGATCGCTTTTACGATTTGAATTATTTTTCTGGTGGGTTTTATATATGGGAAAAAGGAAACCCCATGAAAGCCATACTCGTTATTTTATTCGTGTTGATCGTCTCTGGATGCAGTACAGGACCAAATAAAGTTACGTACCCGTTACGCGCTGGTGAATTGCGTGTTTCTGGAACGGTGAGTGTTCTTTATGACATTAATGAAGAAGGCAGGACTGCAAATATCAGAATTTTAAATGCTGAACCAAAGAACTATTTTGAAAAATCAATAAAGCAAGATATATCAAAGTGGCATTTTCCTAAAAAAGAACCTCGAAAAGATAATCGATTAGATGTCGAATATCGTTTGGAATAAACAACACAATGCACAGAAACCCGCTCCGGCGGGTTTTTTTATGCCCGGAGAAAAGCATGTCAGCAGGCACAATCGCATTAAGTAACAATTCCGACGCGGTAGTCGGAACCGGAACAGCATTCACTACCGATTTGAAAGTGGGTGATTTCGTTGTGGTTATTGTAGGCGGAGTGACTTACACGTTGGGTGTCAAAGCAATACCCTCGGCCACAGCGTTAACTCTGGTCACTGCTTATGGTGGGCCGACCGCAACCGGAAATGCATGGACAGCAGTACCAAATGCAACGCTGGTGGGTATTACAGCGCAGGTTGCCGCTGATGTGGCAAAAGCCATTCGCGGGTTAAATCTTGATAAAGCCAACTGGCAGCAGGTATTCAGCGGAACGGGGACAATCACAGTAACCCTACCAGATGGTTCGACATACACCGGCCCATCATGGTCAAGCCTCAGCACTTCGTTGTCAGGAAAGGCGGATACGACGACTGTAAACGCTAAAGCGGCAAAAGGAGCGAATAGCGATATTACTTCTTTAACCGGGCTCACTACCGCGCTGTCGATTGCACAGGGCGGTACAGGCGCAATTACTGCGTCCGCCGCTCGCGCAGCGCTGGGGGTTACTCCGGCAAATATCGGGGCATTACCGATTGCAGGCGGAACCATGACGGCGGGAATTAACAGCTCATCTACTGGACCTGGAATCCTTAAAACCGCGAGTGCGGCAACGTCAGGTGGGATTAACTATCTTGGTCAGGCGACCTTTAACAGCAATCAGTACATGACGATTGACGGCACGCTGACATCGAACAACATGCTGTCCCGCATCGTTGTTTGGAACACGTCCGCGCATGTATTCGGCTTTTACGATAATGGAAACGGCACGTGTGATGGCAGTTGGGTTGGCGGTTCAGATGAGCGATTTAAGGGGAACATTGCCGACTTTACTGATGGTCTTGTTGCCACTTTGAGTTGTCGCCATGTGACGTATGACAAGCAGGATGGTGGTAGGGAAATTGGCGTTATTGCTCAGGATGTTGAGAGGTTCGCGGATTGTGCTGTGATTAACGTGGGCAAGAAAGAATTCGGTAACGGTCGAGTCATCGAAGATTTCAAGGGACTAAACACCGCAGGCTTCGCAGCCGCCGCACACGGCAATGCCATTACAAGCCTCTTTGAATTATTGGATTTGGCATTGAATGATCCAGATGCTGCACGTTCTAAAATTGCAGAATACAAAGCTGCTATTGTTCCCCCGGTACCACTTACAGACGATCAGAAAATTTTCGGCGGTAAAACTCTCGATGAAATGCCAGTTGATACAGACTTCACCGATACTGATCTACCCGCAGAGTCTGACGAACTAGCCTCTTAATTTTCTTTCCTTGCGGATCGGCTGCATAACCAACGAAAAAAAAACCGTCAGAACGGCGGGCTTGAGAGATAGGCATCTGTTGCTAATCTTACGTTAGCTAAGCTAATAATAGTCTTGTTAATGGATATTGCCAGCAAAAAAAATGCCCGCAAGGGAGCGAGCAACACAATGAAATGTGTTAAAGGAGAAGATTCCGTGTCTGTAATTCAACAGGCGATTTATCAAACATACTCTTTGCCTTGATAAGGCTATTGGGATTTCGTGCGGTCATGAAATAGTGAGTTCTGCGCGTAATTCTGGTAAACGGTTGACCAATGGTGACATCGTTAACCAGAGGAAGTCGGGGGGGCATAAAAAAGCCCGCTGCGAGAAACGGGCAAAATTTAGTTCCATATAATCAAGGAATACCGGATGGGGTAAACCATCCATTTTGAAGTTTACATGAATGTTAAAATTCTGACAAATTGCAAACAAAAAAGCCCATGTTAACGACGGGCTTCGTTAGGGGGTATCAGACTCGCGGCCTTGTCAGGCAGTGCTGATCTTGCGTCGGCTATTCATAGCTTATGATGAAATTTCGATAAAGTTTAGAAACGGTAGAAACTTTAATCAAAATCTGCGGTTAATATGACTAATGTCATTTTTGGTTTAACCGGAGTTTCTATGCAAGGTGTCGATTTTGCCTTAAAGGAGGCATGCCGAATGATTGGTGAATGTTACCTGATGTGAAGTGGTCAACAAAAATTGGCCACGGCTTTAGAGCTTTCCCAAAACAATCTTTCTGATTCATTGGGTGTTAATCCACCGTTATATTGGTGGGGTCTGAGCTGGCTGTAATAGCCAATGATATAATTCGTTATCGCTTTGTTGGCATCGCTAAAATTAACATAGCCACTTTTCGGTACCCATTCTGATTTCAGGCTGCGAAAAAATCGTTCCATCGGACTATTATCCCAGCAATTTCCCCGCCGACTCATGCTTTGTTTGATTCGATACCGCCACAGTAACTGCCTGAATTCTCTGCTGGTATAGTGGCTTCCCTGGTCAGAATGATACATCACCCCCGCGGGTTTACCCCGAACCTCCCAGGCCATCGTCAATGCCTTTCCCGTCAGCGCTGAGT